ACGGCGATGCGGTGGTTGGCATCAAGGTGCTGATCAAGCTCGCGGGGACTGCTACTCCTGCAACGATCTACTCGGATGATGGCGTCAACGTTACGCCGAATCCGCTGACGACGAACGCGAACGGCTACTTTGAGTTCTACGTCGCCAACGGCTTGTATGACATCGCCGTGAGCGGCGTGAACACATACACAGACGTTCTGATTGCTGACGCGCTGGGAATCGATGCCGATGCCCTGAAGAAAACCGAGGCCGCCGCTACTGACGGCGCAACCAAGGTCGGCACCCCTGAAGGCACGGTGCAGGATGCGCTGGATGGGCGGCCGACCGCCACCACGCTGGCGCTGCCATCTGCCGCTGCGGAGTTGGGCGCCCAATCGGCAGATGCAGGATCGGTCCCGATGTCGGTGCAGGACGCGCTGGACTTGGCAACGGTTGATCTGCTTAGCAAGATTCCGAAATCAGAGTGGGCGACCATCGCGAGCCGCACAAGCGCCTACGACTGCACCGCAGCCCTCGTTGCTGCAGTGGCCACCGGCAAGCGCGTGACGGTCTCAATGCCTGGGCGCTACAAGCTCACGACCGCTTATGCGGGAACCACAGATTTCGACGTAGAGGCCCTGTGTGAGGGCGTCGAGTTCGACCTATCTGGCATCGCCTCCGGAACCTGCATCGGCAATTCCGGCAGCCTCACGCGGATCGCAGACGTGAACGGCGGCTTTACGATCAATCAAGGGCGGAACCTTGTCACGCTGGCGTCAGCTCCAGCCGTGGCGTCTGGCGACTGGATTTGCATCTACAACCCAACTGACTACAGCTACTCGGGCTGGCGCAACTACTACCGTGCAGGCGAGTGGAAACAGGTGCTTTCGGTGTCGGGCAACAACATCACGACGACGGAACCGTTTTACGCCAGCTACGCAGCGGCTGATGTGCAGGTTTACCGAATGAACTCCGTTCGTTGCCGGTTGGCGAATGTTCGCTTGCTGGGTGGGTCTGGCAACAAGCAACTTGTAATCTTCTCTCAGGTCGATGGCGCGATTTTCGACCGAGTCACTTCGGAAGGCGCAAACTATTCCGGGTACGGCTTTGACAGGTGCGTTCGGGGTGTTGTTTACGACCCTCAGGTGCGCAACATCGGCGCAGGATTCGATGACTATGGGATCGTTGCCGGCAACAGCCAACACATCAAGACCCATCGCGGCAGCATTTACGGGCGCCGCCACGCGGTGGCGCAAGGTGGCCTGGATGCGGTCTGCAGCGTGCCATGTCGAGACATCCGTACCTACGACGCCATCCTGCGCAACGATCCCGAACAAAACGTGGGCGCGGCGGACTTCCACGGGAACGTCGAAGAGAGCAGCTTCGAGCGCTGCACTATCTACGGCGGGGTGAAGTTCGGCGGCGGAGACAACAACTTTTGCGTTGATTGCACGGTATATGCGCCTGGCGGCGAGGTGCAGGCGAATGCCATCGGCTGGGTTGCCTACTGGGCCGAGGTGAAGGGCGGTCGCAGCGGATTTCGAAACAGCCGCCTGTTCACCACGCGCGATCCTCAGCCGAGCAACCAAGGAATTCTGAGCATCAATGGCACTGGCGCATCCGGCGTCGATTCTCGTACCGTCTTGCCCTTCATCCCGATGGTGAAAGATTGCTCTCTCTATGCCCGAGGCATGTCGTCGGCAACGCGCATTCTCCTGTTCATCAACCGGGGTGCGACCGTCGAGTTCAATCCCGAGATCGATGGCTTGCGTCTGGATGTGGATGCCTTGAGCAGCATCCTCTACACCTCGCAAGCAAGCGGAACGGCAGCTTCGAGCGGGATCATCGTAGACCGCATATTTGGAGCGCCGACAGGGGCCTTGCTGCACAACGCAGGCGGCACGACCTATCGAGACTTCAAACATCGACTCCAAAAGCAAGACGGTGTTTGGCAGGGAACCAGCGTGGTCAACACGGTTGTGTCTGCATCTCCAATCACGTTCCCTCTCGCGTACCCCAGAAACCCGCGTGCTTCATTGGCTCTCTCTGGAGCCGGTGGGGCCAGTTTCGCCGGGCAGATCGGCGCGCAGACGCCGCAGATGAGTCTGCTCACACTGACAAATGCAGCCATTCGTCCGCAGATCAGGACGGCAGCAAACATGACCGCAGGCGATGTGTTCGATGTTTCTTGGTCAGTGGACCTGCGCGAATGTTGATGATGACCGCCACCACTCAACCCGCTTCGGCGGGTTTTCTTTTGCCTGAAAGGATGGTATGACCATCGTCATTGATGCCAGCTTGGACTGGTCGCTGACCACGATCAAAGTCATCCAGGGTGCTCTACAGCTCTGCCAATCCATCGGCGTCGGCGAGAAGGTGGAAGACGAAGACGCGGACCTGTGCCTTGACGCACTGAACGGCGTCATCAAAGAGCTTCCGAGCTACGGCTTCCAGTGGCCGCGCATCTCGAGCAACCCGGTTGCGATCACGTGGACCATCGGCACGCCCAGCATCGTTACGCCGCCGACCGACTACTTCGGCGTGCCGCTGCTGAAGTTCACTGATTCCTCTGGCTCCCTGCGTCCTCTGAAGCAGGTTCCCAAAGCCATCTGGGAGGCCTACGACCTTACAAAGACTGCCGACTACCCCGAGGTGTTCTACGTCTCGCCTGATCTGAGCTTTCACCTGTACCCGGCGCCGACGCAAGAGCCTGGCCTGATGCTGAGCTATCAATCGATCCTGCCGGATGTGATCTTGGCTGGAACGACGAACATCCAGCAGCAGTTCGTCAACAGCTTGCAGTACTTCCTTGCCGATGAGATCTCACTGAAGTACGGCGTGGACCAGACGATCCGCGCTGAGATTTCAGCCCGCGCCGCACAGAAGAAGTTCCTGATGCTGCAATGGGCGACCGACCAGGCGCCGATCAGCTTCACGGTCGATGACTGCGCCTATCCTCGTTCGGGGCCGCTGGAATGGCGATAAGGCCCGTACCCCTCTTCGGGCTTGGCAACTTCGGCAAGTCGTACAACGTCGATGCGCAGAAGCGCACGAACCTGTATGCCGAAATCCAAAAGGACGGGGAGAAGGGCACTCTGACGCTGTACCCGACGCCGGGACTGACGACCTTCGTCAACTTCGGTGCTTATGCGAGCCGAGGCGCCTGGAAGAAAGACGACGTTCTCTACATCGTCAACCGCTTCACGCTGTGGCGCGTGACGAATGATGGGGCGATGACCAACATCGGCACGTTGCTCACGTCTGCCGGTCGGGTGGACATGTCGGACAACGGCACGCAGATCATCATCGTGGACGGCCCGAACGGGTACATCTACGACACGGGTACTTCGACGTTCGCGCAGATCACCGACCCGGATTTTCCGGGTGCAGACACGGTGACGTTCCTGAACCAGTACTTCATCGTTCAGAAACCAGACTCTGGCCGCTTCTATGTGTCGGCTCCCCTCGATGGTCTGACTGGCTGGACCTCTCTGGACTTCGCGACGGCGGAGTCGAATCCTGACAACCTGATTCGAGTGGTGGCCGACAACGGACAGATCCTGCTTTTTGGCAGCGAGACGACAGAGTTCTGGAGCGATTCGGGAGCGTTGGACTTCCCGTTTGCGCGCGTAGGTGCTGCCGCGATTGAATGGGGCCTTGCTGCGCGCTGGTCGCTGTGCAAGTTCATGGACTCGATGATCTTCTTGCGCAAGAACCGCCTGGGTGCTGTGCAGGTTTGCACGCTGTCCGGCTACAGCGCAGTGCCTGTGTCGAATCCTGAGATGGATTACATCTTCAGCCAGTATGAAGGCGTGTCGAATGCGACTGCCTTTGCCTACATGGTCAGTGGGCATCCGTTCTACCAGATCAGTTTCCCCTCGGCCAATGAGTCGTGGGTGTTCGACGGTCTTAGCCGTGAGTGGCATCGTGCCGAGTCGGCAGGTGGGCGCCACCGTGGCGAGATCCAGATCAACTTCCTGGATAGCTCGTATGTCACCGACCACGAGAACGGCAAGCTGTACCGCTTTGAAGACGGCATCTTTACCGATGACGGCCAGGCCATCGCCCGTGAGCTCGTGTCACGCCACCAATCGACAGGCGAATACACGTTCTTGTCGAAGCTCTGGATCGAGATGGAGGGCGGTGTTGGTTTGCTGACCGGGCAGGGATCGCAGCCGAAGCTGATGCTGCAGTACAGCAAGGATGGCGGTCACACGTGGTCTGAAGAGGTTTGGCGCGACATTGGCGCAATGGGCCAGTTCAAGTGCCGCTCACTGTTCCTGCGTCTTGGCCGTGGCCGCGACTGGGTGTTTCGCCTGCGCGTGACCGACCCAGTGAAGACGGTGTTTATCGGCGCGTGGGCGGAGTTCAACTGATGAACGCCTACGACATACCCAGCGGCCAGCCGTTTGATTCTGGCAGCAACTGGATGCCTGCATGGGCTCAGTGGCTCACGCGCACGCACAGAGCTGCACTGTCGGTACAGCAGAGCGGGCCCACAGCAGAGCGCCCCACATCGCTCCTGTGGGTTGGCCGTTTCTACTACGACGAAGACCTAGGCCATCCTGTGTGGCTGCACTCGATCAACCCGATTGTTTGGCACGACGCCACGGGAACCCCAGCATGAATATCTCTCACCACTTTGGCGGCGGCGTGTATGCCAAAGAGACGCACGTCAAGGCCGGGCAAATCTTGGTGCAGCACAAGCACGAGCATGCACACCTCTCGGTGCTGGCGAGTGGCGCTGTGGAGGTTCTGGTTGAAGGTGCTCGGTCCATCATCAACGGCCCCGCCTGCCTGACCATCGAGGCCGGGAAGCACCACGGAATCCGCGCCTTGACCGATGCTGTTTGGTACTGCATCCATGCAACCGAATGCACCGACTCGGAACAAGTAGACGAGGTACTGATCGCAGACGACAGCAACATGGGCGACATGCAGGCGATGGTTGGGGAGTTGGCATCTTGATCCCCATCAAGCTTCTGTGGAGCGGCCTTGACGTCCGCCCGATGCAGGCCGCGCTTGAGGTGCACCCCGAGCTGTGGGACCAACGCAAGGAGAGGACGAACCCCGAGGATTCGCCGCACCATGGGCTGTCTGACATCTGGGCACGGTTTGCTGAGCCTTCGACCATGCAGCCAGACGGCTCGCACGATTCAGTCTGGTATCCGCCTGCTGACGCACTGCCGGTGCGGGAGATCGTTTTTCCGCTCATGGCCGCAGTGCAAGGAGAGCGGCTAGGCGGGGTGTTGATCACCCGCATTCGCCCCGGGCAAGTCTGCAAGCCGCATACGGACCCAGGTTGGCACGCGCGCTATTACCAGAAGTTTGCGGTGCAGATCGCGGCTGCACCTGGACAAGCTTTTCATTTCGAGGGCCACGAGCTTGTGACGAAGCCGGGCGACATTTTCTGGTTCGACAACTCGCACACCCATTGGGTGACGAACGAGAGCGACACCGACCGAATCACGCTGATCGTCTGCATCAAGACGGATAAGGAGTACTGATATGCCATGGGGTGCAGCAGCAGCAATCGGAGGCGCATTGATCACCTCCAGCGCAGCCGGTGATGCGGCAGACGCGCAATCCGATGCTTCGAGAGAATCGACGCAGCTACAGATGATGATGGCCGCGCAGCAGCGGCAGGATCTTGAACCCTGGGTCAAAGCCGGGGGCAGTGCGCAGAACCTCCTGAGCCGGTATCTCGGCACGGGCGGAGTGGGGTCGAGTGGCGTCACGTCAATGGGCCTTGCAACGGGCCTCACGCCAGACCAGGTGCGCACTCAGTTGCTCAGCCGCTTTACCCGGCAATCCGCCGCGCCGAATGCGGGGCCGATGTATCGCACGGGCCAAGAAGCTATCGACGCTTTGGGCGCGCAGGGCGCTCACGACTACTTCCAGCAGCAAGCCCAGAACAACAATGGCTCGTGGACTCAGCCGGGGACCGGCCCGGGCTATTGGGGGAATGAAGTTGGCGCCACTGGTTCTCGCGAGTGGGTGTCCACGGCTGGCGGAAATGCCGGCCCCTCCTCCACCATTGACGAAGAAGGCCTGAACGCCGAGATCGCCAAGTACTACGAGGAACAGAGAGCGCAGAACGATGCGGCTGCCAAGGATCCGACCTACGGCTCTCTTCTCCGCCCGTACCGCAACGGCGAAGAGTTCAGTTTCACCGGCAAAGACCTGCTGACCGACCCCGGCTACAAGTTCGGCCTTGACCAGGGTACGAAGGGCATTGAGCGCGGACAAACATCGCGCGGCAACTTCCTCTCTGGTGGCGCCATGAAGGAGCTTGCTCGTTACAACGAGGACTATGCAGGGACGAAGTTCAATGAGGGCTTCGGTCGCGCACAGAGCACTTGGAACACCAACCTCAACGCCTACGACAGCAACCGCAACACGATCTACAACTTCCTGACGGGGCAAAGCACGCTCGGCCAGAACGCTGCAGCGCGCGTCGGCGCAGGGTCGCAGCAAGCCGCCAATGCCGCTGGGCAGAACATCGCGGCAGCGGGAAATGCGAACTCGGCGGCAAGCATCGTTGGCGGCAACGCGCTCACCTCTGGCCTCAACTCGCTGGCGAACACGATGCGCAGCAACAGCAACACCAACGGCGCAGCCGGGTGGAATAGCCTGATCTCGTCGGGCGCGACGCCATACGGTGCGAGCTCTACAAGCCTGAGCGGCCCAACTGGGTGGAATCCATCGACAAACGTATTTGCCGGAACGAATGGGAGTTTCAACTGATGGCACTCGATCCTTCAATCATCTTGCAGGCCGGCAGAGGTGTGACGCCGTTAATGTCGAACGCCGAGATCGAGGGCCAACAAGCCGAGCGCGAAATGCGGAGCATGCAACTTCAGCAGTCTCGACAGGGAATGCAAGATGCAGCAGAACAGCGCCGAATCGCTCAGGGCACCGCTCCCGAAGGACTGGCGAGCGCGTACTACAAGGCTGGGCTCGTTCCTCAAGCTCAGGCCGCGCAGAAGTTCCAGACGGAACAGCAGAAGGCCGAACGTGAATCGCTGAAGGCAAAACTCGACGCCGGCATCAAGCAATTCGAGGCTATCGGCCAAATCATGAGCGGCGTGCGCGACCAAGCGACGTATGACATGGCCCGACAGCAAGTAGGCGGCATCGTCGGCCCCGAGGCAATGGCGAACATCCCCGCCATCTATGACCCAGCAGCGGTTGCCAGGAACCAACAGCAGGCCATGTCGGTGAAAGACCGGATGGAGCAGGAGCGAAAGCGGTACGAATTCGACAACCCAAGTGCCAATTCTTTGCTGCAGGCACGTACTTCGCAGGCCAACAATGCAGCCACGATTGCCAACTCTCAGCGCACAGCAGATATGACCGATTCTCGTGCGCGCGACTTCAATGCGACGAAGGCTGAGGAAAACAAGTTGAAGCGCGAGGCCCAAGGTACAGGCGTGAAGTTGACTGAAGACCAGGGCAAAGCGACCGGTTGGCTCGTGCAGGCTGAGAACGCTTTCAAGAACATGCAGGCGGCTGGTTTCGACCGCGAAGGCAATCCGACCGATGCAGCAAAACCGGGGTACGCCGACGCAATCGCTGGCGTGCCTTTGGTAGGTGGCGCGGTAGGGAATTGGCTTCGCACCCCTGACCGGCAGAAGTTCGTGCAAGGCGCTTCATCGCTGAGCGAATCGTTGCTTCGGGCTGCTACTGGTGCTGGCGTGAACAAGGACGAAGCCAAGCAGAAGATCGAGGAGCTCACCCCGCAATGGGGCGAAGACATCGAGACGACCAAGCAGAAGATGGCGGCAATACCTCTGTATATCGAATCGCTCAAGGTCCGGGCTGGGCCTGGCGCTCCAAAGGCGCAAGAGATCAGCGCAAACCCGTCTAAGCCCGTTGGCGTACCGAAGTTCAAGCCGGGAGGGATCACGGTGACAAACGCAGAGGACTACGCCAAGGTTCCTTCTGGTGCGACATTCACCACGCCGGATGGCAAGACGCGGAGGAAGCCGTAATGGCAAACCCTTGGGACAACGATCCAGTTGTCGATCCTTTTGAGGATGCCCTGAAGGCCGAAGGCTTGACGGGGCAGGCGGCATCCATCGCCCGCAGCATCTACCAGCAGGAGTCGGGCTCAGGTAAGAACACAAAGACCTCCAATGCTGGCGCTGTCGGCGGCATGCAGATCATTCCCGCAACGTTCAAGAGCGTGGCTGACAAGGACTGGAGCATCAATGACCCGACGCAAAACGCCCGTGCAGGCATTCGCTACGTCAAACAGCTTTACGAGCAAGCTGGAGGCGATCCGGCCCTTACTGCGGCGGGATACTACGGC